ATTCTTAATTTATCTGACATACTCTAAGTCCTCCACTAGACAATGATCTTGCCAACCATCACATTCACGCACTCCAAGCAAGAAAGCTTTTCGTTCTTCAAGAGAATTAAAAGCATAAGTTTTTTTAGTGTATCCTTCTTCTGGTTTCTCAATACCTTTAACAGCTTCAGTTCCCCAGATCATTGTAACTTTTTCCATGTTTCTCTCTTTCTTTATTTATTTAATTTTTTTAAGGGCGGTGGTTTCGTTCGCACTTGATATAACCACGCATTAAGTTAATTAATCACGACTTAACACCCTTGCCTCGATCGAATCATAATCTGATTTTCGTCCCATAGTCAATAGCATTTTATAACTTTTTTTAAAAAATATTGATTTTTTTTCAAAGATACTACATATTGTGGTATTAAACGAACAGCATACTATATGTCGAGACGCAAACATTTAACACCACAGCAAATAAAATTCGTCAATCTTCTGGTATACAACGAAGGACGCAAGACCGCCACAGATTGTGCTATCGAAGCCGGATACGCAAAAGATAGGGCAAGAAGCACGGCATCTGAGCTACAAAACTCAAACTATTACCCTCTCGTTGTACAAGAGATCACAAAACTTCGAAAAGAAGTTAACGAAAAGTATCGTGTGTCTTTTGAAACCCACATGCGAGACCTTGAACAGATCAAACAACAGGCGTTAGAGAATGGCTCGTATGCAAGTGCTGTTCAAGCGGAAGTCGCACGCGGAAAGGCAGGCGGACTTTACATAGACCAGAAAATTATTAAGCACGGAAAGATAGATCAACTTACACCAGATGAAGTACGCAAAGAACTACAAGCGATAGCCGACCAACTCAATCCTAAGATTGTTGAGGGAGAAGTGGTCGAGGACGGCCCTGTAGACCGCAAGCGAAAAAAAGTTAAGTCTCATTAAGATATTTTTTAAGCATATCCAAAAGCCACGGGTTGTCTCTGTATACACCCATCATGGCGTTTGATATGGTGTTCACAACAAGTTCTTCTGCATCGTCTTCTTTGAGTGGGCCGTTTGCTTGGTTAAGACTGAAGATGTAGACTATTGCATGCAAAATTTCATGCCAAGTTGTATTGCACCTTTCTTGGGGCACTAGCGAATCTTGGATATAAATCACACCTTCGCGCGCACGATACTCGCCATAGCTTTCTGTCATGTCGTCTAAGATAAAACTAGGGTTGACGTATTTTATTTTGATCGTTCTATAACCTACCTTGACCTCTGTAGGTCTCCCGTTTGCGGGGACTTCATTTGCGTCTGATAGTCTTGTCTTTCTTTTTGTGGCCATACTAATTTATATCCTCATAGAGTATTTTTGCTAGGATGTTTTTTCAAAACTACTAAAATACGCACACGACTACAAGAAAACATAAAAAATTACCTCAAGGTTACATCAAAATTACATCACTCATGTAACTTTTTTGTTGTTATATTACAGTAGTTTAAGTCAATATTTATCAAAAATTACATGATTACATCAAAAATTACAGTCTCAATCAAAAATTACAAAGCCAGAGAAAATACTCTTAGAGAAGTAATCTATCGTCTCCTCCCTTGGCCGTTGTACCTTTTTCTTGAATATTTCTTATTTGGCCGTTTTGCATGCCTTCCCGGCCGTCGTATACGCCTCCTTGTTACATGCTCATCATTAAAAAATTTGCTCTTTTTAGCCATAAACTAATCCCTACTGCCCATTTTCATCACAAAATATACCACACTCAATATGATAATTTTTCAACGGCCTGCCTTTCGCGCTCTCTGGAAGCTCGTCTAAGAACATTCTCTTCCCTTTGTATCGCACAAGTCTTGCCCCTATTTTTCTAGACTGTTCGGCTCTGTCGTCGTAAACCTTTGGAAAAGTCTTTCTAACCAAGTTCCAATAAGTGGGAGACGAGGCCTTGACACAACCTATACAGTTGGCGTTTGGATAACCTAGCTTATAAATTTCTGGCAAAGTTATATTATCTGCGGACAACAGATCAAAACAATCTTGTTTGGTCTTCTCTTCGTGTATTAACACAGGCAATAGATTACTGCGCTCCATAACTTTAAATCTTGCCGCTCGTTTCTTTTCCTCAAAAGTGAAACCCAAAACAGTGAAATCAATAGTTTTATCTGACTCCCACTCTTGCCTAGCTCGTTTCTTCAACTGTTGTGTACAAGGTGCACCTGAAGGGCCTGACATAAACCGACGTTGGTCCCACACTTCTTTGCATGATTGGTCAGGAAACTTACTGTTCCTTGCAAACTGTATTTCATGCCCCAACCAAGCTTCAACGTCTTTTAAAAAACGTCGATTGTCCTCGTGCTCTTCTTTGATAGGATTATTTACAATCGTGACGTTGTTGTTGTGACCGTATTTCATCAAGGTTAGTTTGGCTGCAACTGCGCTGGCAGCCCCACAACTGAACCAAACGACGATGTTTTTGCCTGACAAATTGTCTATATCGTCGCCCTTATAATAATTAATGATATCGTCTTCTTGCACTATTCCGCCACAATCTCGCCATGAATTTCGGACACCTGATTGCGCAACAGCTCAATCTCTGCCGAGCACCAGTCTGCCTCTAGATATCTTGTCTGCTGTATGCAGATCGTTGTCAGTAATGCGATGATGGTGATACTAACAAACATTTTCCACGTCATTCCATCTCCTGTATTACGATAATCAACCTGTACTTCTCTTTCGATCCGATAATAGCATTTGGCACCAAGTCTACCTTTTTGATGTCAAACTTCGTGTTCGGGTTCGATCCAAAGCCCATGGGCACCGCGAGAGATACCCTGGCATTAGCTCCCTCGGGGCTCTCACAAAACTTCTCCAGTCTAGCGACTAATTCTTTAGTTGTCCATCTCACCATAGTATTTTTCACACCTCTTTAACCATTTATATTTATAATCATCCATCCGTTGGCCGTCGATCGTAAACAATTGATATTCAAGAGCTCTTGACACCATAAGGATCACGCCCACTTCCATTTTAGTCCCAAACAACGCATCGTGCGCCATGGAATAAGCTGCCAACTGGATAAAATAGTCTTCAATCCACTCTGCTTTCTTCGGTTTATTCGTCTGCTTGAAGTCCATGATCGCCGGTCGACCGTTCCATACACCCACACAATCGGTCGTCCCACCGTAAAGCGTTGGATAGTACAAAGCAACCTCTGTCCCCCAGAACTCATCAATCGACGAGAAAGCCTTGTCGATAATAACCTTGGCCATACGCTTGCCAATGATGCCGTTGTTGGTGATATCGTCGTAGCCTACTCCTTTGATCGTGCACTCGAGGAACTTGTGGACCGCCGTCCCGATGCTGGCCGCTTGATTCCGTATCGCTTCTGCCGTCTCTTCGCCAACTCGATTGCGCCACGCGTCGAGACTCTTCTTGTCTTCTTCGGACTTACTGGCCGAGAGGATGGTCGTGACTGAGGGAAGAAGCTTATTCTGACCTTCGTAATAACGCTTTCCATCAACTTTCTTACGTTTAACCTCAGCATACGGATATCTTTCTGTAATTAGTGATTTAAGATTTTGAATGGCCATTCAACTTGAGTTTCTTTACTTTCTGTCCAGCGAGATGCTCTATAGTCTTTGAGATAGACATCTCCATACCTAGTTTGTCCGTAAGCGCCTCAGCTATAGCCACGAGCTCTTTATATGTCTTTTTATTCACAGAGACAGAACTGTACTTTCGAATGTCTGGCATTCTTTTCCTTTCTATATTTTATTCTTTACAGTGCGTGTTCGTATCTTCTAGGGCCGATGGCTTGCTCTAGGCTAACCTCAAGTTCTTTCACCTGATCACGAAGCGCTTTGTTTTGTTGTTCTAAAAGATCAACTTTATTTTTCAAACTTGCCGCCTCGCCGGCCAGTACAAAACTATGCACTGGAAAATCATCCTCTAAAATCATGGAAACCCTCCATATTTTGTTGTAATGTACCCCAAGATATAGTAGATTCTACCATATTGTCAACAAGAAAGGCATGAAATGCACGAGGGTTTGTGCGAAGTTTAACAGAAAGCATTATTGACGTGGGCTCTGGATTTTTATTAGCCACTTTGCTTCAGCTTTTTGTGTTTCCCCTTTTTGGGTTGTACCCGACCTTGTTAGATAGTGCAGGAATTGCTATAATTTTTACGTGTATATCCATAGTTCGATCTTGGATATGGAGATTAATTTTTAGGAGAATACAATGAGACAAGAACTAGAAAACCACAGACCATGTTTCAAAGAAACTATAAGAGACGCAAACGGCATGCCGTATGTGATCACGATGTCCTTCTCAGACAACAAAATAAAAGAAGTTTGGATAAACGGCGGAGGTAAGTCTGGCACGGAACGCTTTGATATTCTTACAGAAATTGGTCGTATTATATCTGTTGCTCTGCAAAACGGAACGCCTCTTGAAGAGCTTGTTGACTGTGCTACCTACCACTCTGACGGCAGACCTTCAACCGTTGTAGGTCTGATGTTCGATCACTTAAAAGATATTAAGTAGATTCGTCGGGTTCGAAGTCGGGTTCAAAGTCTATCGTAAAATTTACATCTATTTCTGGATCGCTTGTGTAGTGATCTCTGATTGTTTGCTCTACAAGATCAGCAACATGCAAAGGTATATATACAATCTTGCCGTTGATGTGTTGCTTGTACTGTGCCTTACAATGTTTGCAGTAAAAAACGTTTTTCTTTTTCCCAAACGGCTTCATCGTTGTCATTCGGTTGCACGAAGGACACAACGAGAAGTATATGATGTTGTCGGTCACGACCCTTTGGCATCGCCCCAATTGTCCGCGATCTCACAGTCGACCTTGCTCGGTACGTTGAGTTTAATGCAATGCTCCATAACGTTAATAATCCTCTTTGCTTGTTCCTCGTTTTCGATGGATATATTAAGTTCATCGTGAACTTGTATATGCGGTATGATACCATCCTGCTCGTACAAGTCCACCATTGCTTTCTTTGTTTGATCGGCGGACGATCCTTGAACCAATTTATTTAATGCTTTGTATGTATAAGCTTTTTTATAACCATACTTACCCAGAGCATCTTCTGCTTCTTTTTCTGTTTTGTAAAAACCAGACACGCCCCATCTTATTGGCACGAAACCAAACGAACGGCACCGTCGGCCGTAGACCGTGGTCACGTAGCCCTTGCTCTCCATTGACTCCATGGCGCGCTGTGACAACTGTTTAACAAACGGAACTTTATCGTTGTAGTCATTGATCAGTACTTCGGCTGTCTCATCATCGATACCCAAGGTTTCTTTTAGTTTGCCTCGACCCATACCATAAAACAAACCAAGGTTAATTGTTTTGGCCGCCGACCTTTCTATATTAGCCATCTCTGCAACCATGTCGTGAAAGTCTGCGTCCCCTGATTTGTAGCCCTCAATAAAATATTTAGTATCCATGCTTGGTCGTTTCGATTCATAGGTAAATCCATCTGCTTCGTTCACTCTTTCTGCAAAGTGCACCACCATTCGTGGTTCCTGCTGTGAGTAGTCAAAGCTCCCCCACTTCTTGCCTTCTTCTGGTATAAACAAAGAACGTATCTTGTTCTTAATCTCTTTGTTCCTGGCGGGTATCTGTTGCAGGTTTGGATTGCTATAACTAAACCTGCCGGTCACCGTGCCCTTGTCATCGCTTCTCATTTGATGGATCTCAGAATGTATTCTGCCTTTGTGTTGATGGCGCATGATGCTGTCAATAAATGTTGTGTATGCTTTGTTTGATTCTCTGGCTTTGATAATTAGCTGTGCAAGATCTGACTTGTGCTTTGATAAAAAGTTTTTCGTAAAGCTTGGCTTGCCCGTTGCCGTTCTACTGTAAGGTATCTTCATACTATCAAACGCTTTGGCCACGGAAGCTGCCGCCCAAACATTTACATCAATGCCAGATAGTTTTTTTATCTGAAGCAGTGCCGCCTCTTCATCTGCTATCAAATCCTTCTTTGCATTCTCTGCGGCTTGCAAATCAACTCGGACACCCTGTGCTCGCATATCGATTAGACAAGGTTGCAGTCGTGTTTCAAGGTCGTATATCTGTTGAAGTTTCTGTTCTTCTATTTCTTTTTGATTGTGAAAAAATAAATCGTACGTGAGCCGTGCGTCTTGTTCCGCGTAGTGCCCTACATACATAGCAGGCACTCGGTACATTTCTTTCTTTGGATCGATGCCGGCGCTCTGTGCGTAAGCAATAAGTTCGTCCTCGTTCTTTGTTGTGCCTAATTTATCTTTAGCTAAACTATTTAAAGTAAACGAAAATCTATTTTCATCAATCAAAGCACTTGAAATCATCGTGTCATGTATAGTACCATTTACGGTTATGCCCATAGAACGCAACCAACCAATATCGTAGGAAGCATTGTGAAATATTTTTGGCATGTCGTAAGACAATGTTTTCTTTATCCAAGGAATAACTTTGTCTGGGTCCATGTTGTCCCCACCTTCATGAGCGATAGGATAGTAGGCCTGCCAGTCTTTTGTGGCCAAAGCAAAACCCGTGACATAACCGTTGCCTGTTGCCCAACCTGAACCGTGAGTCAGTAGTTTTAAATCACAGGTCTCCAAGTCAACAGCAAGGTATTTTTCTTGTGATAAATCTGGAAAGTATTCTTCAAACATCCACTCAGTCCACAGATCTAATTTCGTATTCTTCTCCATACTCATCCTCCAAAATCATTAAAGCGAAATGTATTATCTTTCTAACGTCTTTTGCTTTTCCTTTTTCAGAGTGACGAGTTATGTATTTCACAATGTTGCCCTCTCTCCAGCCCAACTTATTTTTTACAATGTAATCTGTAGGCTGTATGCTCAAAGCTTTGTAGTGAGCACCATCGACTTGCACATCTCTCCATCCCATTATGCGACTTCCTTTCTTTCTTTGTACGCTCTGTACACCGTGTCAAAATCAAAACGAAATTTTAAACTAGGGCACATGTAAATGTACATTCTTTGTTTTGCTCTTGTACATGCAACATAGAACATTCTTTTGATTGTGTCTTTTTCAACGTGATCAAAACTTTTATATTTTTTATGGAAAGGCATTTCCATGTTGCCTACGACAACCGTGTTTTCATCCTCTCCACCTTTCATGCTGTGTATTGTACAAAGTTTTATCTTAGGCTTTTTGTCAAAAATATCAACACCTTGATCAACACAGTCCATAATATATTTTTTCTTTCTGTTCCATTCTGGGTTGTTGACATTTGCAAACGCTTCTTTCCAATCAACAGAAAAATCCAAACCAAACATATCTTGCAGATCCTGTGCTTTGTATAACTGATCTGGATCAAGCTCTTCCCACTGTTTGGGTTTAAAATTTTTCGGCTTGACCAATGTTCTATAACTTAAAAGATTTGACCGCGTTACGTATTTATCTTTTTGTAAATCAAAAAAACATTTTAGTGCAGCAATTATTTTTGCACCAACAGGATAGTGAACATAACCTTTGGCCGTGGTCTGTGTAAACCAAGCCCTGTGTCGTATTAAAAGATCTTTTATCTCTGACATGACTGGAGCGCCAGTCACCATGATTGTCCAACTCTCTCCGTCTTTGACAGGTATTTGTGAAAACCTATCAGTGTAGTGTATCTGTCCAGAGTGTTCGTGATCAGAAAAATATTTTTTCTGTTGTCTGTGTTTTATGTCTGAACTTATCTGTTCTGCAAAACTGATGTGTTGGTTTGTTAATCTGTAAGACTTTTCTAAAATCTTTGACTTACAAACAGATGTGTATGCATTTAAAAAATATTTTACCTCGCCACCGTTCCAATCAAAGATGGCTTGGTCGTCGTCTCCTGCAATGTACAAATATTCAACTGACCCTTTGTCCATTATTTTTTTAATAACTTGCCACTGGCACCACGAAGAATCTTGAGCTTCATCTAAAAACACAGCTCTGTATTCTTTAAATCTATCGACGTCTAAAGCGTTAAGTATCTGATCAGTAAAGTCGTGTAACTTGTTGTTTTGTTTGTACAATTCCCAACTTCTAACATACTCCTCTAACCTGTTCCACTTGTAGTTTCTTTCATTTAGTCGTGTGAAAGCTTCTCTCAAAGGTATGTTTGCCACACGATGTAGATTGTAAACTTGAATAATAAAATTGTTTTCCAAGTCCCCATTAAACTCTCTTTTAAGATCGCCGTCCTCTCTCTTTGCCCAATACTCAAAGTCACCTTCTGAAACCAAACGAGATTCTCTACCTTTTAAAAACCCGTTGCACAGTCCGTGGATCGTTGCAAATGATTCGTAGCCTTCAGTTTTCTTTGTCACTTTTAATCGTTCACGAACTTCGTCTATGCCCTTGTTTGTAAATGTTATATAACAGATGTCCTCTGGCTTGATACCCTCTTCGTTAATTAGATGACTGACTTTTTTTATTAGCCTATCAGTTTTTCCTGTGCCCGGCGGGCCAAATATTTTTTCTGCTTCTTTTATTATTTCACTCATAGTGGATCCTCCTTAATTATTTCTTTCGGATCAATCTCTACTTCTTCTAGATTCAAGTTCTCTTCTTTGATTGTCCAAACGAACTTTGTTTTCTTTTTAATATTTATTCTGTTGCCTTTTGCACCAAGCCCAGGATTTTCAGTGTCGGTGTCTCTTTTTAAAAAATCTAACAACAGCGAAGAATCTTTTGCGTTTTCTTTTATGGCTTTGACAGAAATCAAAGCGTTATATAAATCAGTAAAAACAAAATGTATTTCTTTCTTCTTTTGATCGTGCCACGAAGAACCTTTAAGTAAACTTTCTCTGTCTTCTCCTGAACCTGTCCCTGTGAACCAATCATTTATAGCCTCTTTGATTCTATCAAACCTACCTACCCCTTCTGGCAATTGCACGTGAGTCAATCGTTCTCTCATTTGAACTCGCATCCAATCATCAAAATTTGCTGCACCCAAAGCTGGAGGTTTTGCATCTAATACAAGCCCAACCTTTTTTCTCCAGTTCTTTTCTTCAAACAGATCGTCTGACTCCATTCTAGCCGTGATGCCGCTTTCAAAAGTCACATAATAAAATATCGGCTCGTCGTATACCTTATCAATAGACGCAAGTTGAGGATAACCCTCTCCGTCTTCCGTTGTCCGTTGAACGCCAAACTTTCTTGACATACAAGTGACCCTGTCACAAAAACTACTCATGGGGTCTTGCTTGCACAGATAGTGGTAGTTTGAATTGTCTGCTTCTTCCAGTTCTATGTCAGCCCCCAACACTTGTTTGTTTTCGTGCTCCATGTGTCCTGTCACAGAGGCGTATATTCTAGACACTTCAATTTCACTAATTGGAGTTTTTAGATATTTATCATTTATATTACGTAATTCTTGCAACCAATCTTGCTTGCTCTCTTCGTGCATTCTTTTCAACATCACTGCACAATTAAACAAGTAATTGTTTCTGCCTCCCTCATCACAGCCCTTCAAAGCAATACAATTGTTGCAAGGTGGGCCGTCTGGAAAGACAGTATCTGTTTTTATTTCTAGTTCTTTTATGTCGCCTAAAGCTTTCAACTCGTACTCGTCATAGAACTCACTTAAAGATAGTTTTTTTAACTGATTGTTTTCTAACTTTAATGCGTATCTTTGACAGTCTTTTTCATTAAAATAAGGCGCGTTCACGTAGTTTCCGTTCTGGCCTTTTAATAACCTAATTTGTTTTGGAAAAACTTCTGCGTCTTTATAACCCAACAAAGCGCTTGCTTGCCTTAATTTTTTTTGTAAGTCTTTTGCTTTTACACCTTTACTAAAAAAACAATATACGTGTGCGCCTCCACTCTTTGACCTGCAAACTATGAAAGGCAGTTTGGCCCTTTCAATACTTGTAAGTAAAGTTATGTGATCAAAATTTTTGTAGGAATCTATGTCTATGCAACCCCAATGACAGTTGTTGTCGTGGTCTATTGGGACGGCACCAATGCTTTCTTCGCCGTCTAAGTGAGCTTGCCATACTTTAGTGTCCGTAGATAACTGTTCGGTGTAGCCCCAACCTTGACCCCCTTGCTCCTTACCCCGCACATCTTTTTCGTTGGATGGTTTGAAGACGCCGTAGGCTAGTTCATTACCTTTAAATATTTTACCTATAAGAAATCTGTCTTGCATGAAACACCACAAATAAAAAGGGCGACATCTCTGCCGCCCTTAGTATTAAAAAGCCTCCGCTTTTTGTGTGACGTTTGTCTCTTCTTGATGCTCTACTTTGACTGAGTTTTTACTCACGCCAAGTGCAAAAAGTTTTGCAGTTTCGTACACGTTTGCATCTTGAACAGGACCTACTTTAAATACGTCCCAACCAAACCACGATCCTTTTGCATTAGATTGTGGTACAGTTTTCAATCTGTAAACATGGCTGTACGATGGCGGTGTGAACTGACCACCCTTACCTTGCATGGTAAGACTCTTCATCATCGAGTTCCACTTTCGTGACACCTTTCTTTGAGTTGACTTCATTGTAATTAAAGCCTGCTCGTAACTTTTTCCATCCAATACTAGGACGAAGTGGTTCGCTGTCTCTTCAACAATATTACCGTTGGGTAATCTGTTTTGAAACTGAGCATCTCTTGGTGCTTGCGAAATGTCGTAGCTCGCATCGTGAATAGCAATGGGAGCCCCACTGCCTTTTCCTCGTTCACCCCATTCAATAAACTCTCTTTTGTAGAAAGCTGGAACAACATCTATTCCGTCTTCTCCATCGTAAAGTTTACCACTAACAGTGTTGTAAATCATGCCAGGTTCGGCACCTTCTACAAATGAGTTGCTAGTTTTGTTGCATTGCGGAGATAATTGACTCAACACTTTTAAAAAAGGTAGAGCCAGATCATCTGGACTGTTTGCGTTTTCTAGTCCACTTATAGACTCAGCATCAGCTTGCACTAAGTCTAAACTGACCGCCGGCATTAATTGTCCGTTGGCCTTTGTCTTTGTTACTTTATTTGTCATTATTTTTTCCTTGTAACTTTTGCTTGTCTGCCCACAAACGTTTTAAATGTCTCTTCCGGTGGCAGAGCCGCACCCTTTTGGTGCAGTTCCTTCAGAGTTGCTTTTAGAGTTTGAGATTCAACTTTTAAAGTTTGTTCAACCTCATACCCATTTGCGGTGGCTAACTTGGCAAATTCCAACGCCTTCCCGTCTTCGTTGCGACCGAACCTAGCAGCTATTTCATTTTTGATAATATCTCCTAGGTTGTTATCACGAAGCCATTGATACGCCTCAGCCCTTTGATCTGGGTCTTTGGGTATCGAAATGCCGTAAAAATTACTAACTTCGATGGAGCTTCCATCGTTTAATTTTAACTGAGACAAGTTTTTTTCTTGCATCCATGCAGGTATCTTAACCTGTTTCAGCTCTAAAACGTTTTCCTGTTTTGTTTTAAGTAAGTCTTTTAATGCAGACACCTCTGCTTCCGCGTCAACAAGTTGCTGGCACAGATCCCCAATGGAGGTTGCATCATCGTTAGAAACAGTCTCAATCTGATCCTGTTCAAAATCTATTTTGTTCATAAGTATTCTCTTTCTGATATAAATTAACTTCTAATGGATAGTACCTACCAGATTCACGATCCCATTTCAACATTTTAAATTTACCATGGTTCACGTCTGCGACTACAGCACTAGTAGTAGCAATGATAGCAGGATCACCCAAAAGCAGTAGATAATCTTCGTCATTAAATTTTTCAAGTTTCTTTCTCAACTCTCTTACTAAAGCTCCACTACTATATACTAACTGTGCTCTTTCTGAAAATAAAAATTCAATGTTGCCAAAATGCAACGCTTTATTCACGTTAATTCTTGGCATACCTTTCTCTGTGCCCGGAGGCTCCTGTACGCAATAAACTGTCATAACTTTCTTGACTATTCCATTTTCATTCCTATTATAGTCTTTTTAGAAAGTAATACAATATATATGAAATACAAGTTTAAGACGAAGCCTTACAAGCATCAGATGAAGGCTTTGAAAAGCAGTTGGGATAAAAAGAACTTTGCTCTGTTTTGTGAGATGGGGACAGGTAAGTCTAAAATATTATTAGACAACATCTCTATGCTCTACGATAAAGGCAAGATCAATGCGGCATTGATAGTGGCACCAAAGGGCGTGTATCGTAACTGGGTGGAGCAAGAAATACCAAAGCACGTGCCCGACCACATTAATTGTAGAACATTTCACTGGGTAGCACCGAGCTCGAGAACAAAAGATGATAAGCAGATGTTGTCTCAGCTTTACGATGAGACCAGAGACCCCTGTTTGACATTTTTTGTAATGAATGTTGAAGCCTTTTCTACAGGTCCTGGCATGAAAGAAGCCGAAAAGTTTTTGTGGGCATACAAATGTTTGATGGCTGTGGACGAAAGCACTTCAATAAAAACGCCAAGAGCTCAGAGGACTATAAACATATCATCCGTTGGCCGTCATGCAAACTACAAAAGAATTATGACAGGGAGCCCTGTCACCAAAAGCCCACTCGACCTGTACTCACAATGTGGTTTCCTAGACTCAGATTTATTGGGACACGATTCTTTTTACTCGTTTAGAATGCGATACGCTAACATGACAACAATCAATGTGAATGGGCACAGGGTAGAGATCGTTCGACCAAACGACAGCTACAGAAACCTCGATGAGTTGTCATCGATCGTATCAGATTTTTCATACAGGATTTTAAAAGAAGACTGCCTTGATCTACCAGACAAGGTGTATCAGAAGCGTGTCGTTCAAATGACAGCAGAACAAAAACGATTGTACAACTCTATGAAATCTATTGCTCTTGCGGAACTTAATACAAAAGTTTGTTCTACGATGAATGTGTTGACTCAAATGTTGCGTCTGCACCAAATAACTTGTGGCCATTTTAAGGCAGATGATGGCACAACTACGGCAGTCAAAAACAACAGGATGTCAGAGCTGTTGGATGTTCTAGAGGAGTGTGAAGGCAAGGTGATTATTTGGTCTAACTATGTGCAAGACATACAAAACATTGCCAAAGAGATAGGTAAAAGGTTTGGAGAGGGCTCTTTCTGTACATATTATGGTGAAACAAAACAGAAACATCGGCAAAGTAATATAGATAAATTTCAAGATCTAGAGTCCCCAGTTCGATTTTTTATTGGTAATCCTCAAACAGGGGGCTACGGGATTACTTTGACTGCAGCTAAAACTGTCGTATACTATTCTAATAGTTATGATCTAGAGAAAAGACTGCAGTCGGAGGACAGAGCACACAGAATAGGACAGACAGACAAAGTAAATTATGTTGACATCATCTGTGAAGAATCTGTTGACGAAAAGATTGTTGCCGCTTTAAGACAAAAAATAGACATAGCTAATGAAATATTAGGCGAGGAGCTGAAAGAATGGCTATGATTAGGTTTGTCGGATAACTCTGGCCACACCAAAGGAAACATTGCTTTACATTTTGCTATCTCTAAACTGTTAGAGGCGGGCTACAACGTCTATCCAAATTCAGAATACCATGGCCAGTTTGATATAGTCATAGAAAGTAGAAAGACTAAAAAACTTTTGCGAGCTGATGTTAAATCTTTAAATTATGTTGACACTAAAAAAACTAGGATATCTGGCGCAACTTTAAGAGCCAATCAAAGAGATTACCCTGATGACGGCATTGTGTTTCTTATTGTAGATGCTGACGGTTGCATGTGGATTCAAGGCCACATTAGTCAATCAACACCAAGAGAAAAAAGATTAGAAGAGTCGATGAAAAAACTAGGGATGTAGTTACTCAATAATTTTTTTAATTTTAAGTCGGCCCATGTCTTCGTATACAACAGCCTCTACCTCGCGGCAGTTCATGTATATTCCTTGCTGTTCTTCTCCAATGTTTCTAGCGATAATACGTTTCTGCTTAAGACAGTCGCTCAGACCCTCCGTCGGCACCATCTCAATTGTTGAACCGTTCTGTATCATCAGTATTGCAAATACAACTTTAATGGACTCCATTTTGTTTTGACTCCAAATCTATTAATCTTTCCTCATGAAATTGTATAACCATGTCGTTCTTTAGTATCATAGGTATCTCTTCTTCCATCTGAGCTTTTAACTTATCTACATTACCTGAAAGATATTCAACCAACATGTAGAGCTCTTGGACTTGTGGACTGACCATGTCGCCTTTGGGGACACCGTCAATAAAAGCATTAGCTGCTTCTATATCTTTGTGTATCAGTCTTAAATCTGATTCAATAGAATTAAGCCGCTCAATAATAGAGAAGTATGACATGGTGCCGATTGCGACAGCCGCCAGGATGGCTATTAAGTTACGTGCCGGGAGTGAGATGCTGGTGTTTTCCGATAGTTTCATACTACCTCCTTAATTAAATAAATTATTCCGAGAAGAAGAGAGATAGCTGCGAACGATGCTGCCGCCCCCATAAACCAAGTCATCATCTGACGTAACTCAAATGTGTGTTTGTTGATGCGTTCTTGATGTTCGTTTAAGTTGTCTAACTTCTCTTCAAATATTTGATAGCGCAGTTCACATTCTTTTAGGTGTGCCTCTAAAGCGTATTTAGTATCTTCGTCCGTCACGTAGCTATGCCTCCCAATACTTCTTCTGCTAAAGGGTCTCCTTCTCTTAGTCTTTGAGATGGTGTTTTTGGTAACCCTGCAACTGGTCCAATTGATGGTCCCGCTGCTGGAGTAGCCAACCCTTGTCCCTGAACCGTTGTCCCTTGTCGCTGAGCTGTTGTTTCTGTTGGTGTGAATACTGGAGGAGGGCGTTCTCTATCTATCGTTCTTCTTATGCTGTCTAAGGATTTAAATAAATCAATGTTGTCGTAACCAGACCTAATTGCTTCTAATTCTCTAAAAGGAAATAGATTAGTTGGAAAGCCCCTTGTTTCCAGTATGTTTTGAAATCTTTGGTCATTATAAAACGTTTCGTATCCAGGTGGGTAGAATTTTTTATCTCTTAACGTGTCCACAATGTCTTTTCGTATTCCCCTTTGTTCAAATATTGAAAATACGTCTTCCTCAGTGAGACCTAACTTTACGGCGTCATTGATTGTTTTTCTTGCTTTTGTGTATGATTTATAAGACTCCCTGACATATTCATCGTAAGCGGTCGCTATGGTATTTGGTGTGACGTTCGCTGCAAAAATTAAAGCGCCAGCATTTCTTTTATTTATACCATTTGCTCTTCTAAAATCGTTAACAGCGTAATTTAAGTTGTTTTTTATGTCTGCTTCATACACTCTAATACCAGACAACAAAGCAAGTAATTCATCACCTAATTTGTACTGTTTGCCAAATCTTGTTTGATCCTCTGCTACAGCCGATGAGACATTAGCCACTTGTGTAAGGACTCCTGGAGAAACTCCTTTCACCACGTGAGCAAAACTTTTAGCCAGTATATCACCTAGTTCATCATTCTCATCATACACAAGAGAACCTCTTCTGGTTCGACCTTTTCTTAAAACTACATCGTTTAATCGTTCTGTTAAAATCGCCTCGTCTATAAAAGGTTCAAACAATGTTCTTATTGATTCTCCAAAACTTCGCACAAAACGATCGTCAAAGTCTCTACCTAATTTTTGTCCAGCAGCCATTTGTCCAAAGAAAGTATAGAACGGAGCTCGTATGTAATCATAAGGATTTTGATAAGCAAAATTTAAATATCTGTATTTGACATTATTGACACCACCTTCTCTCACTTTTTCTTTGCCTATAACAATTAAATCACTAAACTTGTTCCACTCTGCAACATTATCCTCCTTTAAAGCATCCGCTTGTTCTTCTGTTATACCCAAAGCTTTTAAAGAATAAGCTGCTAATGCTGGCCCAGTCGAGTATCCTGCCATTTGACCTATCAATCTTCTAGACCCCATTTGTCTAAAATAAGCATCTATGGCTGCATCTCCAGTATTTATACTCATTTCTCTCCCTGTTAATTTAACTAAATTTCCAGAGGTTCTTAATATCTCAGCAGGAAACGAAATGAAGTTACCGATAGGCAATCTTCTTAGAATTTTAATTGCCTCAGGCACGTACTGATAGTTGGGATATGTGTTTTTAATATATTCTGCAGAGAACTCTTCTAACAATTCGTCCTTGCTTTTTAATTTTCCAAACTCGTTGGTCACGTTTGGTCGTCTGCCAAAAACTTGCAAATGTGCTTTTTCAATAAGTTTAACTGTTGCCGCGTTGTCTGGTTTTCCTTCAAACGCTTTGCCTAATTGAGATAAAGTAAATCTATATCCGTAGTCTTTCCAGATATCATCACCTTTAGTGTAAAACTGTTGAGCCTTGTTAAAAACTTTTCTGTATGTTGGAGATTGAATTATTCTATTAAATATGTCCTCCGTTGTTCTGTAAGCAGACCCGTCTTTTGCAACATCAATCAATAAGGCATCTATTTCTTTTTGAACGACACTACCACTAGTGACACCTAATTCATTTTTTCTCGCTGCCTCTTGCGCTAATCTTTTCAATCCTTCATTTGTAACGCGCCCTTCAGGAAAAATTTCATCTATATGTGTTTTTAAAACATCTGCAAAAGAAAAATTTCCTTTTGCAAGACCAAAAGGATTGCCCATGTGGCCGTTGTGCAAAGCAAAAAATGCGGCAGACGTAAAGTTTCTAATTTGTGTGACAGGGCTGAGAATAGTTTTACCAACTTGTGTTGCACCTTTTGCCATTAAAAATGATTTGTACAACGGAAGGTTGACCAAAAAGTTTGTGTAATTTTCCACGCCCGCCATAGCCTGTGCAACACCAGTGCTTGTATGATAGCCACCCACTCTGGCAGCGTCCCTTGTAGGATTAATCGCATCATAAATTCCAAATACATCTTCCCCATCTCTCATGTTTTTAGAAAGAACCGATGGATCTATCCGCGACTTGTTTACACTGGCTTCTGGAATACCATACTCCTTTGAGATTTGTTTGATTAAATCATCATCCACGATGCTCTGCGCTGTAACCGAATCAATACCCTTTTTCATAAGTTGTTCTTTTGTTTGAGTTGGAGTGAATAAAAACTTTTCTTTTCTACCGGCCACAGCAACACCAAGATTTTTGTTAAACTCAACTATTTCATTCACATATCTTTTTTGCCCTAATATAGATCCTATGGCCATATACTTGTCAAAAAAAGCCTGCGTAGGGTCAAACGTGCCGCCCAAAAGGTTTCTTAAACTTAGAGCATACTTGCCGGGGACGTCAAAAGTTCTTCTTTCTGCCATTTCTTTGGTGATACTAAGATAAGAATCTTTTGGTTTAAGTGTTTTTAAATCTTTTATTCGATAAAAAAAGTTGCCCTCTGTGCCACTGTTTTCTGCAAGACGAATCAATTGTTCCACTTCTTTTTTTGCAACAGCGTTTATGGTTTTTGGATCTTTGCCTTTTAATGCACCCTTGCTTAACGCATCCGCTGCGTCTTTTATAGCGACAGCTTTGTTTTGTTCAAACTGTTTTCCAGAAAATTTAAATCTAGAACCTCGATCAAAAGCTTTGTATACCGTGCCAACTCTTTTATCTAATAAAGATACTATTTCTTCGTTAATTTCCCTTGCTGCTGATTTAGACTTTCTGCCTAAGACAGGTTTTGCAAAACTATTTAATGTCTTGTCTCGATAATCTTGAGAGAATATTCTTAAATTTTTTACGGAGTCTATAAGATCTTTAGATTCTCGCACTCCAAAAATGTTTTGCATTTTTTTTGTAAAAGTTTTTATGCCCCCTTCTTTAGTCAAGTCCACAGCGTTTACAAAATCCTCTAGTATTGATTTTTGTTTTGTTAACGATTCTCCTTTAGCCAAGCCTAAAGTTTCTACAGCCTTTTTTATTTCTTGCTCAGATCTTTTTAAATAAAAATCTAAGTCCCCCCTTACCATTTTAAGAGTATTAACTTCATTTTGAAAACTTTCAAATTGTTGTCTTGTCATGGTCCCTTCTGGAGTGAGTAAGTTTCCAATACGTTGTTTAAGTCTTTGAAAAAAAGTCATTTGATCTGATCTGGTAAATCTTAAATCAGTTAAAGAAGTGGGGTCTATTTTTTCTTTTGCAAATTTTATTGCGTTTAAAGTTTTTCTTGCTCCAGCACCCACGACGGAATTTCCTACCAGTTGTGCTACAGGATTAATTATTGGAGAAACCCCCCTGCTTACATATCCTGCTCCTTTGGCAACACCAGTCGCCGTTGCGCTTAATGCTGGTGGCAACGCTGTTGTAATAAGCCCCGCCAAGGCTCCGCCTTCCAAACCCAATAAAGCTCTTTGTTTAAAAACTTCCCCAGCTAGCTCTCGTCCAACCTTACCCTCTCTTCCTTTTTCGTAACCCTGATACAAACCAAAAGTTTCTCCCAATGTCACATCTCTTGAAGCTCCAACCAAAGTGTCAGTGGCGATAGCGGGAATACCATAATAACCCATTTTACCAGCAATTTTAGAAATTTTACTAGAACCCTGTCCAAGGTCTCTTAGTTTTTTCAACCCATGCATTTTATTTGCTATTTGTAATGCCTTGGTATAAGGGATTCCGTATTGAAGAATTATTTCTACAAACTTACCTGGTCCGTCTGTGACATTTATTCTGGGGAAATTTCTTTCTAACGCAGAAACCAACTCTGTGTTAAACGCTGCATCTGAAAATGCAGCACCTAATTCTAAAATAGACTCTGGTATTTTTAATACGCCAGAAGCGGCGCCTAATGCAACTTTTTCAAATATGTTGAATTCAGGACCTTTTGTCCCTAGTTCAGTTCCAAGAATATAATTTCTTTCGTCTTTTTTAACCATTATACCGCTCCGGTATAATCGACCTCTGACTCGGCTTGTGGCATAGTCACATCCACTTTATATTTTTTTTCAAACGCTCTAAGATCTCTGTCTGTTTGTGCCTGTGCTAGTTCCATCAGAGCCATTGGGTTTTCTGCTAAAAGCTTTACAACATCATCACTAATGTAGTCTGGAAGTTTTTCTCTCAACTCGTCAAAAGACATTGGAGATATAGAAGGAGACCCAGCGTTAATGCCTGTAGGCTGCATTGCTCTGTCCACCACAGCCTCTGATATGGCCTCACCGCCCTGTTGAAACCCGACTCGTCCACCATCTTTAGATTCCTCTATGCCCTGTAACGTGGTGGCGGTAATTGTTGGATCAGTCAAGTTTTGTTGAGCTACAATGTCTTCCGCGGTTTGTAGTAATGGTATTCCTGTTACTTGTTTGATTGCGTCTGGAAGAGTCATCCCTGGAATGTTTTTATCCGGATCTCCTTGAACAAGAGGAATAATAACATTGTTAAAGAGTCTATCGTTTTTAAGGATGTCTTCAAGTTGCGCTGCTTTCGCAGTGCTTAGTCCTGTTACAATGTCAACAGCTTGTGCTTCTGGAACACCAGTAGCTATTATTCTTTCAATTAATTGTACGTTTGCAGAATCTGATGGTGCAAGAGCTTCATCAAGAACATCAGCGCCTCGTGTGTAAATATTTTCAGCTTGCACGGCTTCTTGTGCTCGCAAGTTTGCCATAGGGTCTCTAAACGCTCTAATACCTGCTTGAACTAAAGACTCTCCTGGTTGAACAGGATCGGCTGCACCTAGATTAAAGAAGCCAGCTTCAACCGCTTCTCTTCTTCTTCTATCAGCCAAACCAGTTTCTTCTTGTAATTGTTGTAAGTAGTCAACATACTCTTTTCTAAACTGTGGGCTAGTTCGGTCCAACGCTGCGAGGCCTTCTGGTTTAGGATCTGGCCTAGGAGGGGGAGCTATGGTAAGATCCCCTTCAACCACCTGTTTTTCTTCAGTTTCTTTTGAGGTGCCTGGCGTTATGTCTATACCTGTAATTTTAGATAATTCATCTAAATTTCCCCCATAATAATTGTTAAAACCCTCTAGTTCCGTTTGAAAATTAGGCAAGGCTTGACCGTTATTTTCAATGCTTTTGAAATAAATATCTTTTTCAAAAGTTGGTAGTTGATTAAATGTTTCTTTTAATTCACTCTTTATTGCTTGAAACAACTCTTTTGCTTGAGGCGACCCGTCTTCTTTTGCTCCTTCTTTGATAAAATTCACAATATCAGGAGGCAGTGTGTCATACCAGCTATTGACAAAATTATTAAAATAATCTTTTTTCCCTGCTTCATCCAAGCCCTTAATGGATTCTAAGTTGGTTAAATATTCTGTGACCATTGCGTTCCTAAGACCGTTAGCAAGTGTTTCAGGAGCTTCTTTATAAAAACCTTCCAAAGTGTTTTTCCCTTTTTCCACACGTTCAGGGTCCCCACCTACCTTTAAATTAACCCGTCCGCCGACCGCGTACCCTGGCCTGTCGGCCAACCCAGAAGCTATTCCTGTACCGTAGTGCTCGTGCACCGGCATTTTAAATAATGATCTTTGTAATACCTTATCCACCGAAGCCACCAAATATGCCGCCTAGTGATAAACCAGTTTGTAATGGATTAGGCATAGGAGCTGCTTGAAACAAAGGCACACCTGAGAAGGCTTGTTGTAAGAAACTTGATTGAGTTATAGGAAGTTGGAAACCAAGCATACCTCTTTGAGCTGCAATATCTCTTCTTGCACCACCAAGATTGAATAGTGCGTTAACGTCCGCTAGCCGTTGTCCCTGAATCTGTTGCCCTAGACTTCCAAGAATACCAGCGCCAGTTTGTGCTGCTTGTTGAGCTTGAGTGAAACCTTGATTATATAAGTCCGCCACAGTTCTTCCTAGTGTGTCTGCCTGTTCTCCTGCCAACGCCGCATCAAATACAGCACCTCTTGTGCCACTACCAGCGAAAGATCCTGATTGTATCGCACGTTGATCTGCTTGAGCTTTTTGTAGTCCAAATTGTTTTTGTAATTGTTGAGTTGTTTGATCAACAACATTTTGTGTGTACGGATTCATAAAAGCTTGAGCGCCGCCTGGGCCTGCAAACTCTTGTGCTTGTTGTAAGAAAGGACTGTAGGAACCTATACCTTGTGTAAGTAAAGTTGCTGCTTGCTGTTGATAGGGGTCAAGGTCTGGTGCTAAGGCAGCTGTGTCGATAGAACGATCAGCTATGTTCGCTGCTTGTCCAAAAATCCTTTTGTACGCATCTTGTGCGAATTGAGGCATTTTTGTAAAATCTTGTTGTGCTATTGCCATTATGCTTTTGCCTCCAATGCGTTCATTAGTGAGTACATTCTTTTTGCACCTTTATTAACGTTACCGCCTCCTGCTGCTCGCACAGCGTCAGCTGTCATTACAAATTCGTTTTTTGATAATCTTGCAGGCACATCATCTGCCCGTTCTTTAGCGCCTACAGGAATGAAACCGCCGCCACGATAGTCCATTTCCATCGCTGGCTCACCGCCGTTTGCGAACCCTATAATACCACCATTTGCTTTTTCATTCAATTGTTCTTGTTCTTTTTGATATATTTCTAAATATTCAGAGGCTTTTGGATGCATCATTCCAATATCTTGGTTTTTTTCATACATTTTTTTCCAACCCTCATACTCTGGATCTCTGACTTCGCCCCCATCTTCATAGCTTATTGGAGTGCTTTCAAAAACTCTTGGGTCTTGATATTGTGCTTGTAGTTCATCAAGAGTTTGATTGAACCCTGCTCTGTTCATTCTATCTTCGTACTCATCTTTTGCTTGTTGTGATTCAAATGCACCTAAACCAAATCCAAGTAAACTTCTTAATAATTGCCCTCTTGTCACCTCGCCAGCTTCACCAGTCCCGCCGACGTTTTCTAATATTGTTTGGCCTCCTCCACTTAAAAGGTCGTCTAAAAGACTAGTTTTTTGATCTTGACTAAGTCCACTGTTTAGAATTTCATCCACGGCTTTTGGCGTGGTTGTAGTACCTCTTCTAGTTTGTCCAGCGGTTGCAGGATTGATCGCTGTCGCTGCTGTCCCAGCTGATTGAGGCGCTGCACCTGTTGTTCCAAGAATGTTTCCTAGTTGACCACCAAAAGCTTGAGCTTTGTCAAAAATACCACCTATGCCTTGTCCAATAGAAGATCCCGCAAGTTGTGAGACACCGGGTATTTTTTGTACTATTGAGCCCAATCCTGATGAAAGATTGCCACCAAACTGTGGCACGCCCATGCCTTGAGCTACTCTTCCAATACCGTATGCGCTTGCTCCACCAATAATAGCGTCGCCAATGTTTCCTTCTCGTATGCCTCCTGCGGCACCTAATGCTGCGCCCAATACTGGATTAAACGCACCGACGATTGGAGCTACCTTTGATGTCTCTTTCGGTATAACTTTTCGTGCTAATTTCTTGAGTTTGCTTCCTATGCCCATATCTGTCCTAATCTACTGTATTCTGTGAGTTTTTCAATCATTATTGTCCTCTAACCGAAGGGGTTGGTAATTCTTGGTAAAATACAGTGGCCGTGTACGGTTGTTCGGTAAACCTAGACTGTATTGAATCTCCTGGCTCTAGCACAAACGTAGATGTTTGAAAAGAAGCTGAGGAATTATTGTTTAAAGTCCCTTGAGCTATGGGAACAAATGTGTTCGTGGCTGCCTCAACCAACCTAATTTCATTGTCAGACCCTGTAGCATTCGTTCCCGAAATGTTAGATATAACTAAAGTTTTAACAATTACAGTGTGCCCTGCAGGAGCAGTAATTAAACTTACAAAACTATCCTCTGTGGTGACTTTTTTAGAAATGTGCTTGTATCTTGTTCGGCTTGAGCTGTCCAATAACACAAAACTGCCCGATATCCGTTGTGCGTTGACATCTGTTTCAAAACCTATTTTATCTCCTTCTTCTAATACAAATCTATTAAGTGTAAAAATAACAGCGTTTTTACTAGTTATACTATACCCATCTGGATCGCCAAAAATAATCGTGTCACTCGTGCTTTCAGATGCATCTAACAAATGTAATTTTTGAGTGGCTGTGCTTGCATTATCATTAAATGACGTCATGCTACGAACGATTAATGTTTTACCAGCAGGGCACTCTAAAAATGTAACAGCGCTTCCTGTTGTGTTTGTGGTTGCAATAAAATTTTTAAATAATTGTGGCATTATTCAAAAAACCAAGTTAGTTGAGAATTAGAATCTAACATGTCTTCTTCTGTCACAACTCTGTCAGTTTCTAAAAAACCCTTTTCTATTTCAGCAGACAATTTATCTAAATAATCTTTTAAAGAAGGGTCAACATTTGCGTTTGTAAACGCAGGTCTTGGCATTTGTTTAAATCGAGTCCCTGACATTATTCGTCTCCCATCTTACCTTTTACTTCAAACTCTGAGTAACTACACTCCATGTGTTCACATTTATTTTTGTCATCAGGTATTGTTCGACCACACTTGGGACACTTGTTTTCTTCACTCATGTGTTTCTCTTTCCGTCCGCTTGTATATTGTATCTGTGATCACCCATGCGCCAATGCGAACTTGTGGCGTTGCTAGAAACAACAATAGACATTTGTCTACCTCGAGCACGTATGCTTTGATGTGTCGTGCCTGTGCCCGATGTGATTGTTTCCTCTGTGCGTTGAGTCCCGTTTGGATGGTCTCTAAATTTTAAAGTGACTGTAACATCTCCAACTTGATCATCAAAATCTGGCACAAAGTCGGTGACATACATCATATCATCTCCATCCGGCGGTAGGTCCATATCTCCTGATGTTATTGTACATTCCATGGCTGAACCGTCGTCATCTGTCCCTGATTCGTGTTTAAATATTACAGAACTGGATGCTGCAAGAGATGTTGCAAGGGGATTGTCATAGATCCCCTCTGCTGCCCATGCTCCTCTAGCTAATGTGCCTACAGACCAAACGTTTTCTAGATAATTGTATATAACGTAATTTGTAATATCGTCTGATGCATCGTTAGACCCTGTCGGATAAAACCACCAAACCTCATTAAATTTAGTATTTAACGCTGCAAAACATTTTAATTTTTGTTGTTTGGTAAGATTATCAAATACGTGACGTTCTACAGTGCAAGGAATGCTTTGCACTTGTCCACTATATGCATAAAATCCATCGTTGCCCATCCAATATACAATGCCGTTATGTTCAACAACAGCATTTGGACCTACAATTCCTGCGTTTTCTGCTAGCGTTTGAAATGCAAATACATCTGGTTGTCCTACAAATGTCATAGAAAAAGCTGTTGTATCAGAAAATAATAAAATGTTGCCTTTTGTCCTAACTGCGCCAAGAAGCAGGTTGCCTCCTTGTAATTCTACAGCGCCAGCAAAATTATCGAGGGTTGGTGTAAAGTCTCTTTCGTTTTCAAGATCAGAAAATGCAACACGCATTGGCGCGTCACTTGTGCCATCGTGTGCACCAAACAAAATAACTTGTCTTGATTGTTGGTTGACGATCACACCGTTGGCCGTTGACGGCACACTGCTGCCCGTTACAGCCGTGACAACAGCTGCGTTTGTACTTGCATCACCTTGGTACGCACTCAAATCTAATTTGTATAGTTTGCCACCTATCTTATTGACACATAACAAATCTTCACCAAATGTGTCCATCGTCCAAATGCCAGCAAAAGTAAACACTCCAGAACTAATTGTTGTGTGTTGTGCGCCAGCCGAATAGCTTGATCCAGGTGTTATGTCTATGTAACTGCCTGCACCATCATCATATAAATATAAATGACTGTGTGTGCCTATGCCAATATATCGTTTGTTGTTGGCTACTTGACCACGAAATGGCAGTATCGTTCTAGCCACACCACTTGCAATTGTATCAGTGTCTAACTTTGCCCAACCACCAATCTTTTCAGGTCGACTTTTCATAAAACGAATTTTATTAGAGTCAACGTACCTGTTTTCTTGAGAATAAACGGTATCGTCCTTGAAGATCCCTGCTTCTATTTGCATCTTTGTTAAAGGCATTTAACTTATCCTTATCAAAGCTGTTGTTGCAGATGCCGATGGTAAAGTTACAGTTAGCGTGCCACTAGATACAGACTTGGTGCCACCAAAATCTAACACAGCGATTGCACGATTGCTCGCTGAGGAATTATAAATGAGTGCCCCAGCAGCGTCAGATATGGTTGCGCTTGAAAAAGACACATCATCAAAATCCACAAAAGCCACTGTGCCAGATAATGATACAGCGACGTTTGATATGGTTGCACCGCCTGATGTATAGTTGGTGCCGCTTGATTCGTTTGTCGTAGAAAAAGCAGTGGTCGTTGGCCCTAGTGTGGCGCTCGATGTATACAGAGCAAGTTTAAGCGTATGTCCATCAAGATCATGTAGACCTTGAAGAAGCTCTTGCTTGAATGAATTGCATACTGCTTGTGTTATTGCCATATAATCTCCTATGCAGCACTGATCTCCGACCAAGACTCTGTGTTTGATGAAGCTGATATACTAGACCAAGACTCAGCATTTGCTGACGCTGATATATCAGCCCAAAATTCTCGACCTATATCTGGGCTACCTCCAAATGATACTACACCAAAAGCCACTGCACCAAAAGCAGAAGTTTCAAATTCGGTCACAATATCTGCGCCGATTGCCTCTAATACAAACACTGGTGACCAGTTTTCTGTTGCCATTAGTTAACCTTTTCCTCTTCTTTTTCTTCTTCTTTTTTCAACTCTGCTAGCTCCATTTGCGCTGTAATTAAATCAGCCTGTAGCTTGGTGTTTAAATCCAAGGCGTCGTTTCTTTGTTTTGTTAACAACGCAATTACGTTGTTGACGTATTTAGATTGTTTGTCGTTCATTTCTTATATTATCCTTCCTTTTTAAAAATAAATTAAAAGATTTAAATAATCTAGGATTGGCGCATATTTCCAACCAAAACCAAATAAAAAATTTGCAGCATAAATAAAACCATTAATAACAACAATTTTAGTTCCAATAAATATAAATATTAGCCAAAGTATAGTCTTAATTAAGCCATGTTTTTTATAAAAATTAATTATAATTCGTAGTAAAGGCCAGTTCCACTTCATATTTCTTTTACCTTATTTTCCTTGTTATTTTTATGTAATGGAAGTTGCCACGCATCGTAAACCCGTTTTTCTATTTGTCTGCAAGAGTAAGGTGTTAAATGATTATGGTATCTTTTTTCAAATTCCTCATAGATAGGCACTTCACCAATATTAAACTTTTTCCTAACTTCTTCTAAATCATTTTCTATAAAATCTAATGGACTGTATAATCCTAATTCTTTAACACAATTTTTTAAATTTGTTTTACACTCTTTGTAAACTTTCCAAACACCCCTGTAGTTTCCTGTTCTTTTTGCAACAGACAACATAACAACAAAACCAATTATTTGTGATGGTTTGTAATCTAAAAGATGTCCTGTAACTTCTTGTATTAATCCCTCACCCAGTGTATGAGTATTGTATTTAAAAAGTGTGTGTAAAATGTCGTGTGTAATCACTACATGACGAGATAGGTTTGTTCTTACAATATCCAAACGAGATTTAACTTCTTCATCTTTAAATCTTTGGTTGTATAAAACTTCAAGCCCAAGATTGCGTACAATTTTATAATATTCTGCACCTACTGTATTAGATGGCAATGAAGACAAATAATTCATATCCATCAATTTAGGCAAAACTGTTTTTTCAACATACTCTTTATCATTGTGTTTTCTACCCCATACAACATCTTGACCTAAAGTTGTTTGAGTAGTTTTATTCATCATCATCAAACCAAATGGAAATTGCATTTCCCTATATAATGTTGTGACTGGAATACCCAGTTTATCTTCTTCCATTTGTTCCTCAGATTTATTGTATATCTGAACAATGTCATTTAATGACTTTCCAATTTTATATAAATTCCACATATTTACCTCGATATTAAAAATATTCTTAAAACTTTATCTGATGTGTTCTCTACTGCAATAGAAATACTTGTAAACTTTCTGCAAGTGTATTGCTCTATCTGAGCTGCACCTACAGTGCAATTTTGACTAAAGAAAATATATTTTAATGAGTTTGAATTATAATCTCGATTTATTGTTTTTGTTTCACCAACAGGAATATCTAAAACATCTATTTCAAAATTTTCATCTTTAGATAAAACACAAAATAATCTAGTATCATCTTCAAGAGCTTTTAGCTTCGCTCCTACAGCAAGTAAGTGTCTGGTAGAGTTTGGACTTATGACATCATAGTCTGCACCAAATTTATATGTGTACAAATATTTTTTGTTTGCAATTGCATCCTCTGTTGTGCTTTCAGTAAAATCGCCCTGTCTTACTTTGTCATTGTTGTTGAGAGCTTTCATTCTATCAATGTCAGCTGCTGTAATATTATCATTATCGTTCCAATAAGAGGTATGTTCTACTTTACCTTGCACTAATGATATTCTATTTGTTCTACCAAAAACTTTATTGCTTTCACTATCGTATGCAACAGTTTCTGGTTTCACAACATCATCCATCGAGTCTCGGTCAATAACTTTGCCTATATCACCAGATACGACTGTTGTTTGAAATAGATCATCAACATTCATGGACCACGAAGGCTGTTTAGCACTAAATTCGTATTTTATTGCCATCTATATACTCTTACTTTCTGTTAACTCTTGTTCTTCATCAAAATTATTAAGCTTATATTCCGACGTTAGTTTTCTTTTGTCTATAATTTTGTGAGTTGTAAAATCTACATAATAATTTTCTGTGTCATATCCAAGTTCCTTTAACCATTCTTCGTGTATTTTTAATTCAAAATTATAATGCATTTTATCCCAATCAACGTGACCGTCTCTAAGCAAAAAGTTTTTAGATTCTGCTGAAAAGTTTGTAGGAATATAATCAGTGCGTATTAAATCATCTAAACGAATAACACCGTTGACTACATGCTCGCAGGCTTTTTCTGCATAAACAGATTGTTTTTTTTCGTATTCTAAAATCATTCGGTAATATTTACTGTTCCTGTTCCACTACTGTTAAAGTTAAAACTTGTGCCGTCCCATCGCCACTCAGTTTCACCGCCTCCAGTAGAATATTGAGCTGCTGTCCTATTTAAAGTCTGATTACTACTACTTGTTAATATGCCCGATGGCATTGTTATACTTGTAAAACCACTATTGTTTAAAGTTCCACTAGCAGTTAATCTTATGTCACTATTCGATTTAACTGTTACTGAATCCCATCTTACTATTGTTGGATTAAATCCCCCTGCAAATGCAGTAGATTGAGGGTTACTGCCTAAAGACCCGTAAGAAGTACCTCCACTATTCCTAAACCCATTTCCAGTTCCACCGTCAGTCCCACAAGTTAAACTATAGCTGTAAACTGTTGGCGCAGGGCTCGTATTATTGGCGCCATAAAAATCATCAAGTTGAATTGTGCCCGACGTGGGCACGTTTCCATTATTGGAATGGTTTGCAACTAATGAGCCACCTCGATAATATTCATTCATTGCGTGAGGAGCAGACCCCCCGTATTCTCCTACCAAAGAATTAATTGAGATAGCGCCGCTACTAACAATCGTCATAAAAATTTTTTAACCTTTCTTTAATTCTTGTATTTCAGCTTTTAATTCTTTGATTGCCTCAACAAGTAATCCAACAACGTTGCCATATCTAACCGCTTTAAATTCTTCATCATCATTACCTATTTCGTGTGTATCGTATACTACTTCTGGTAATACTTTTTCTAACTCCTGTGCGATTAACCCTGTAGATTTCTTGCCATCTTTTTTGTAATTAAATGTAACTCCTCGTAACTCTGATACTTTATCAAGAGCATTTGGTATAACCTCAATGTTTTCTTTTAGTCTTATATCTGATGGAGATCCAAAGGCTGTGACGTTACCTTTACAGATTATGGCGCCCGCATCTGACATATCTATCTGAACAGCAGTAATAGCGCTTCCTCCGTCATTTCCTTTAAACACAATGTCTTTATCTTGTGTAGGGTGTACAAGTTCAGCAGTTGAATCACTATTATTTCTTTGAATAGTAAAGAATTGTGTTCCTCCACATTGATACTTAAAGTCGTTTCCTGCTGCATCAAAGATTATGTCTCCAGCAACATCAAAAGTTAAATCACCTGAACTTAAATCTATTTCTGTTCCATCTATTGTTATATTATCAATTTCGACTCCACCATCAACTGTTAACAGTCCAGCAGAACTAAGTGTCATTTGATCTGTAGCATTGGTAAAAAATTTAAGATCATTATTACTATGGCCATAAACAATTCTACCTATGTTATTATCACCACTATCCCCAAACAAAAGAGCCCCATTAGATGAAGTTCCACTTAATATTGAAATACCTGCATGACTTGAATTTTCAACACCTAATTCGTCTCCTTCAGAGTGAAAAGTGCCTCCACTATCTGCTGTTTTTACATGAAGTGTAGCATCTATGTCTGCGACTGTAGTTTCTCCAATACCTACTTTATCGTTACCAGCATCAACAAATAACATGTGGGTATTGCCGTTAGATTCTACTCGAAAGTCTATGTCTTGTGAGTCTTCGTTAAAAATAATAGCACCTGCACTCATTGTAAGAAAATTTCTTTGTGTGCCTGCAATCATACCATCCATTTCAAATTGGAAATCTTCACTTCCATCTGATGCATCGGCTAAAAAAACATTTGTTTGAAAAAGATTTGTTTGTTCTCCAGCATCATTATCTGCAGAATATCTAATACTACCAACTAAATCATCATCAGCGGGGCTTCCTGAATCCCTTTGTAAATTTAAGACAGGTCCAGCATTTGCATCTGCATCTGTAGATTTTAATGTAAGTGTGTCTGTATTATCAGCAGTCGAGATTGAAACATTACTTGAAAAAGTTGCACCAGCATTAAATAACGCTTTACCAGCGTCTGATCCATCTATCGTTAAAAAGGTTGTGTCTGCTCCTCCATCAGTTCCTTTAAATATAATATCACTGTCATTGGCTTGCGCATCTATTGTAATATTGCCAGATGTTGTAGTAAGATTTATGGCTGCATCCCCTGCTGAAATATCATCAGCTGCCGTAGAACCTCCTCCTCCACTAACATTTGCGTTAACAAAAGTCATTAGTCTAGTTAATGTTGCTTTACGATTAGTACCTCCTGCTCCATCATCGACTATAATTAAATCATCACCGACTAAATCTGCACCAATGTCAGTGCCACCGTCGATGTCTAGGTTTGCTATAGAAAACGCACCCGCTGCTGCACCAACATAAGTTTTAATGTCTGATGCTGGTATGGTTTTCATGGTGCCACCATCGTTAGTCACAATACCATCGCCATTTGCTAGCGTTATTGAACTGCCAACTGAAGTGCCCCCATCTAGTAAATTTAATTCCGAGGCTGTCGCTGTTACACCATCTAAAATATTCAGCTCTGCAGCTGTTGATGTGACATTCGTGCCACCTATGTCTAGAGTAGTCACAGATATTTCACCAGCCACAGTTGCAATACCATCAGCCACTGTTATCAAATCAGTGTCATCTGTGTGACCAATCGTTGTTCCATTTATTATTACATTGTCCACAGTTAGTGTGGTCAACGTGCCAAGAGATGTAATATTTGCTTGAGCCGCAGTTTGTAGTGTACCAGCTAGCTGTGTCGCTGTCAGTCTGCCTGTGCTTGGATTGTATGTAAAGTCACCATCTGATTCTAATCCAACGTTACCAGTAGCAGATGTGTCTTCAATAAAAGGTATTAAATTATTTTCGTTTGTGCTTTCATTATCAGCCACAGATACGTGTGCTGCGTTTGTAGAATTTGTTACTGTAGTTGCTGCAATTAATGTGGCAAGAGCAGTTCCATCCACCGTAATTGCATCGGCTTCTAGTGTGCCGTCAATATCTGCATTACCAGATATATCTAGTGTAGCAGCATCCAATTCACCAGTTAATGTTATGTTTCTAAATCCTGACACATCTTTATTAGAATCTGCAATTACAGCCAATGAAGCTGACACTGTTCCTGCTGTAATCCCGTCTACTAAATTTAACTCTGCAGCTGTTGAGGTTACTGCGGTTCCATTTATAGATAAAGCATCTGTTTCTAAAGTGCCGTCTACATCTACGTCTCCTGATATATCAAGAGATGCAGCAATGAGTTGATCTATTTGTAAATCTTCATGTGATGATCCAAGTTTTAATTCAAATTTAGGGCCTGAAGTATTATATGTAAATGTAGCATCATCTCCAGAACCACCTTCAATAGTTATGCCTGCACCATTAACAACTGCAGATGTGCTATTTCCTGTATCTAAAACAATATTATGGTCATTTAAATTTACAGTGGTTGAGTTTACTGTAGTTGTTGTACCACTAACTGTTAAGTCTCCTGTAACAGTTAAGTTATCATTTACTGTTGTTTCAGAAGTTGAGTGTCCAATAGATATTGGAACTCCCGATGTAGCTGTTCCAATAGTAATACCATTAGATGTATTAGAGTTGTCTATATTTAAAGTTGAGGTACTATCTAGTGAAATGTTAGAGCCATCGACCACTAACGTGCCATCAATGTCTGTGTTGTCTAGATTTGTCGTGCCATCTATGTCTGCATTGCCAGATATGTCCAAGGTTGCTGCGTCTAATTCACCAGTTAATGTGACGTTTCTAAAACCTGTTATATCTTTGTTTGAGTCAACAATAACAGCCAACGATGCAGACACGGTGCCTGCTGTAATTCCGTCTACTAAATTTAACTCCGCCGCTGTTGATGTTACTGCAGTTCCGTTTATAGACAAAGCGTCTGTTTCTAAAGTGCCATCTATGTCAGCGTCACCAGATATATCTAATGTGGCAGCATCCAATTCACCAGTAAGTGTAACATTTCTAAACGACCCTATGTCTTTGTTTGAGTCAACAACAACAGCTTTACTGGCTGCAACAGTTCCAGCTGTTACTCCATCTATTGTTTCTAACTCAGCTTCGTTAATGTTTGCAGATCCAATTATAAAACCTGTTGCCGTAAACGTGCCGTTGACCGTTAGTCCTGTATCGGCGGCATGAGTTATCGTAATATCGTTATCTTCTCCAAAACCAAGAACAGCACTATCACTGTCTAATTTTAAATCGTTACTAACTGTGACCGCTGTCGACGCATTAAGATCAATGGTAGCCTCGCCGTCTATTCGTAAAACACCGTCAGAACCTTGTTGGACGAAGCTCGTAGCATCTCCAAATGTTAATTTATTAGTAGAGTTTAGTGTAAGCCCTGTGCCATCTGTGTGAGTCAGAGTAGTATCAGAGTCTGCGCCAAACTTTAATACTGCGGAGTCTGATCCAAGTATAAGATCATCGGGCAATGTGACATCAGCGTTATTATCTTCAAACACAGCTTTGCTTGCTGGTTGTGTGCAAAATACATCTTTTGTTCCTGCACTAAACGTTACTGCACTGTTGCTGTTAGAACTTGATAGAACAGTTGTTCTTGAAAGCGTGTCTGTTGATGCGTCGGTGACTGTGCCAATACCTATTTCAAACTCTGCTGATGTTCTGTGAACGATTGCATAATAAGTTACGTTGCCGTCACCAATACCAGATACAAAAGTTCTAAAACCAGATACAGCACCATCTAAATTAAGGGTGCCTGTCCCCGTGGTTGTTGTTGTTTCTCTTACTCTGTCTGCTACTGCAAAAGCCATAACTACACCGTAAAGCTGTTTGTTCTTCTAAGAGCTAATTCTTTGTTAACTGTTGCCACTGCTTCTTGATATCTTTTTTCATATAACTGAAGCATCTGAGGATTCTTATCATAGACCGCAGCTTCTATCAATGAACCATATAACAAGGCATCGTACGCGTTGTCTGTCAACCAGTTTGTTGTGTTGCTTCCTGATAGTGAACTAAATCTTGTTCTGTAGTTTATTTCAACTGTAAGTGCAGCACTTGGCGTTGGAGCAATGATATAAAAATCATTATCCCAGTCTGCATAATATTTTGGTGTGCTTGTGCTTGTCCGTGTAGGCCAGTATTCGTTTATGTACCCAACGTCTCTGTATTCCAATGCTGTCCTTGCCGAAGCAGAGGACAGCACCTGAAAGGAAATGATCGTGATTAGATCAGTTGGTTTCGTCACAAAGGCATCGCCAATAGTTAACGTAGCATTTTGATGCTTGTACAATTCAGGAACATTGTCAAGTTCTCTTCCTAATCTGCGTTCTGCTGTGTCAATAAACTGAGGGCTTTCTGACGCAAAATCAGAACTATTATTTTCTGTTAAATCAATTAAATCTTGTTTTAGTTGGTTAAATGAAGTCATGATACTGTTACTGCTCCTAAATCAAATTTAGCTGTTAAATCTTTGGCAACAGTAGAGGGCTGTGTTCCTCCCGTTGCAGTTGATGTAAAAATAGTGTCAGCGCCTCTGCCGATAAAAACTCTAATAACGTGTTGTTCTTGTGGTCTTGCATTTTCTAATGCTTGAGCATCGGCTGCAACAGGGCTTGGTTCAAGCTGTGGGTGTTTTCTTTCAAACTCAGACTTGTGCACTAGTGAGCCGTTCCATTCTTTTACCATTTCTTTGTATGGAAAAGCTACACCACTTCTGTCAGAAATCGCCTGTGAATATTTACCTCTTGCTCTTGCCATACTAATTTAATAATGGGTTGTCTTGTTCTGCTTTTAGCTCTTCTATTTTTGCATCAAGAAACTTGATAGCAGCGTCATTTATTTTAATATCGCCCTTTATTGCCTCTAGTTCTTTGATAATACCTGATAGATCTACAGTTTCATTCACCACAAACTCTTTGTTTTCTAACTGTGCGATACGATTATTGAACTCGCCCCATGCCATAAAACCACCACCAATGGCGCCAATGACACCAAGTAGTGCAGCATATGACGATAATTTACTGAACATTTCTTGCATTTAATAACTCCATAAGGTTTTTATAAGCATCGTTGGTCTTTTTCCTAGCATTTTGCACTTTAATCTGGTGCTGTACAACAGGGTCTGTGCCCGCGATACTTGCTTGTCTAGCATATATTGTTTTGTCATAGCTTTCAAGACTAGCTTGCATAAAGAAAGCGGGATTTCCATTAGGTAATTCACGAGGATCAAATAGAGCTGCGTTGGTGTTAAAATAGCTAGAAATGTCCGCTTGAGTCGCTGTCATTTCACGAGACACGACTTCGTTGATTACATCGAGCGTCACACTGACTCTTTGCATTTCGTTCTTTATCTTGCTTTGTATAGCCTTCTCTATAGCTGCAACTTTTATATCTAAATCAACTTCCACATCTGAGCTAGGTTGTTCTTGAGTTGGCTCCTTGATTGCTTCTTCTTGTTGGGCAATCTCTGCTGCCGGTGCTGGCTCGTCTGTAACAACTTCTTCGCTACTGGGTTGTTCTGTAACTTCTTCATTTATTATTTTCTCTTCCATTGGTTCTTCTGTTATTTCTTCAAAAACTTCTTCAATAAGCTCTTCTTGCATCTCTTCTGTAAGTTCTTCTGTAAACATTTCTTCCATATACACCTCCTCCATCGGAGGCAGTTCTTCTATTGTGTCTACCATAACAACATCCGCTGAAATAAATTCTTCCACGATAACTTCTTCGATATACTCAGGTTCAAAAAAAAATTCATCCATCGGCATTATATCAAACTCTTCTACAACCTCTATCTCTTCAAAGACAGGATTGAATGTGTATTCAATTTCTGGTGGCGGTTCAAGAAAAATATCTTCTGGTATTGTAAACTCCATCAACTCGAACTGCTCTAATTGTTCTTGCACATCTTCTATCTCGTCTTGACCAGGACATGTCGGTGGGTTCTTTTGCCAACAATAAACTACACTGGTAGACGTGGTAGTCGAAAGTGTATTGTAATTAACAGTGACTACAGGATCGCGGACGTCAACACCGGCGTGGCCTCCGTTGTAATTTTTATTGCCCTGTATATCAAAACTAAATCTTACAGTGAGTGTGCCGTGCTGGTTTTGTGCGTCGGGTGCAAGTGTAAGTTGGTTAGAGTATGGATTGGTTTGATAGTTGTGGTTTGTTGTGTCATGAAAAGTTGTGCTTTGTGTTGTTGTGTCAACACCATTGGTTGCAGTTTGTGTAAGTGTGACTGTTGACTCGACAGGATTCCACCACCGTATCTGTGCACCAAAGGTAGATGTAAAACCAAGTTGTAACTCTTCTAACGATAAGTGATCGTCGGAGTCTATTGTTGTTTCAGCATACTTGCCGTGTTTGCCGGTCAACCAAGTTGATTCGTTGATGTCAGAACTATCAGGAAACATTGTGCCTACCCAGCTGCCATCGTCGAAGTCTTGTGAAACTAAGTTGCTCGTGGTTGCAGGATTACCAGACGTAATAGTTGTAATAGTTGTGGTGTCGCCTACGTTTGGTGTGTCCTCTAATACTACTTCTGTTGCTTTACTGACGGAGAATGTTAGTAGGCTCGCCGTTACTATCAAGTATATACTTGTCCTTAGCATCTATATCCTCCAATATCTCATTATCTATTTTCTCCATGTATCGCAAAGTTTCCACATACTCTTCGTAGTCTGGTCTTTGTTTGTCATACTTATTCCACTCGTTTAGTGCTTCGTCACCAATCTTGCCGTTAAATGGACAAGGGGTTCCAGCATGAGCCATGGCTGAAAACACTCTGCTGTCTTGACAGAGTATAGATACAGCTGCAACTTTCATGTTAAAGTCAAAAAGTAATTTTGATAGTTTCATTCTCTCACAATTCATATCACGCTTTGTGATACCAATGCTGCCACCTATCAATGGCTTTTGTATTCCAAGTCCAACACCCACAGTGCAAAGATCTTGTGACATTGCAGATATACCTGGAGCTGATGCTGATGGCACAGTCCTAGTGTCGCCTGTATAACTGTTGTTATTGTTTGTAGTAGAGTTGTTTGTGGTTGTAGATGATGACGAACCTGATTGATAGTTTGTTGTTGCCTCACTGTGATAACCACCAGTAATTGCAGTGTTTGTGGCTGATGATCCTGTAGTTGACTGTGTGTTAGTTGTAGCTCCTGCGCCTGTCACGTCTGCCATGACTGAGTCCATCATGACACTTAAACCCCAAAGAAAAATGGTTGTTATCACAACAGCTATTGAAACATTTTTTAACATTTCCATCTTTTCCTTGCTTGCCTTAATCTAGAGTTAGGATTTCTTGCAGCTTTTGGAAACTTTTTCATTTGTCCTGCACTTCTTGCACAAAATGATTTACGTCGCTTTGCAGCTTTACTACCAGGTTTAACTTTACCTGTCACGGCTGTTTTTAATTTACTACCTGGGTTTGCTCTTCTGTATGCAGCCACACCAGCGCGTGTCATGCCTGCGCCTTTTTTTGTAGGCCTAAAATTTTTTTTATTTCTAGCCGGCATTTTATCTCTTTTTCTTGCCACTACGTTCTCCTAATAATACTTTGAATTTTTGCACACGATTACGTGCGTTGCGCTCAGACCTAGCGTTCTTTTTGTCTAATGCAGTTTTAACATCTCTACGAGCTTTCATCAACCCTTTTACAAGCTTGCGCTTGCGAGGAGAGTCTTTCAACGGAGATTTCTTATACTTTTTTCCTTTTACGGTTATGTGTTTTGCGGATGGCATCTTTACCTCGTTTAAATATGCTGGCTACTTGTGTTTTGCCCATAACTTTGGCACGCTGCTCACCAACTGTTAAAATTTGTATTTTGCGCGCAAACGGTTTAGATACCTTTTTGACTTTCGCCACAGTCTTCCTGGCATCTTGCGGAGTCGCGAACGCAATACGTACAGTGTCCTTCGGATTTTCATCTGTGTATAGTCTCCTTCCTGATCCCTTTGGTTTTTTACCTGTGCCTACTTTTGGGTCTCTTCTTTTCTTTCTCCCAGTAGAAATTTGTTTTCTCATCTGAGATCTGTTGATTACCATTAGATAATGCCAAGTGTTTTATAATATTTTTTAAGAGACGGATTGCCTACTCTTTTATACTCGCCTTTACCTAAAGGTAAATTTAAGTCAATAAAACTGCCCATATATCCACCGTCAGCCATTTTTTTTCTGGTAAAAGTTTTTACATTAGTTGGTTTACCACCAACGCCTTGTGCTCTAGATCTTTTACGAGAAACCGCGGAACGTCTCTCTCCTTCTGTCATTCGATTAGCTTTGGCTCTTGGAACACACTTAGGGTATTTTCTTTTTGCGTCCCTTTTTTGTTTTGAACGTCCGCACTTTGCAAAGCCTCCGCCTTTTTTCTTGGAGCCAATATCAACCCAATCTTGTTTGAACCACTTGTCTAGTCCTTTGTGTCCAGACATGTTACGCGAACTTCGTTACTTTTTTTCTATCTGGCATTATCGCGCCACAACCTCTTGCAACACGCCCACCATTTTTTAAACCTTGCGCTCTTAGTCTTTTTGTAGCTGCAACTAAACCACCTTTTGCTTTACTTCCACGAAAGTCTTTTCGTTTCACACCTGATGGATCTTTAATTTTACCCGCGCATATTTTAGACGCATACGCGTTTGCATACGCGCTCGGGTAAACTTTAAATTTTCTTTTGGCTGCTGCTTTTCCTCTAGGGCAAAGTTTAGTCATTATTTCTTTTTAACCCTTTTCTTTTTAGCCATGCCGCCGCCACGTTTCATCACACGTTTTTTCATCATGCCGCCGCCCATAGCTTTTACTCTTTTCTTTTTAGCCATGCCGCCACCACGTTTCATAACGCGTTTTTTCATCATGCCACCGCCACGTTTCATCACACGTTTCTTTTTGTTCATAGTGTCTCCTTTTTTAATTACACCTCTTCCTATAAGAATATCTTTCATGGTTGTTTTACCATCACCAGACAAATCTGGAAAGCCACCTTTCTTCATACCTTTCCTTGCTGTTTGTTTTGCTCTAGCAAAGTTTGCTGCGGTAGGAGCACCTTTCGCTCCTTTCTTTCTCATTTTACCCCCACGCTTTCTTTTAGCGTGAATGTTAGCGTATAGACCGGGACGTGCCATTTCGATATCTCCTATAAGATTGTCGTTTTTTTACTGTGCCTTCATAATAATCTTGAGGCCAGTGATCATAGTATCCAGTTTTACGTAAATTGTCACTAGCTTTTTCTAATTCGTCAAAATTTTGTATAAGAACCATCATGAACTCATTGTCTGGCTCCCAACTGTCCGTGTCTAAAAACTCTACCTCTTCCTCCTCGTCCTCATCGTGTGGATGCGAGCACATTAAGTATATGTCTTGAGGAACAAAAACAACGTTGTACGCGTGAATTACAGAAGCCAGCTCTTCTGGCTCCATTCGAATGTCACTGCAACCAACTATAACTATTTGTATGTCAGGGTCTCTGACCATTTCTATGCCTTTGACTATTTGATCGATAAAACTATCGTGATTGTGAACTTCTAGTATTCGATATTTTTTTTGCAACCTAGCCATACGAGCATAAGGGCAAACAGGAACATCACCTAGATGTTCGTTTTTTGGTTCTAGATATTTCTCAGACCACTCGAGAATATCATCTGATATAGTGTTCATACCTCATCTAATTGCACATACCTGTTCTCACAAAAAAATGCAAATGTCTTTAATTCTTTATTTTCTTTATATCTGTGCATCTCAAGCAAAGTGTCAACCATCTCTACTTTATTGTCCCACGTATACTCTATGCACTCGTATTTAGTATTAAACGATCTTATCGTATAATCAGTCAGCACAGGCTGTGGCACATCATGGTACACCAACATGGCTGAGATTATCCAAATCATTTTTTCTTAAATATATCTACGCCCTTCAAACCGTATATACTAGCTACGACTCCGACAAAGAGCGTCTGGTACCAAAAAGGCAGATTGTTAAACTGCTCAAAGAACATGTGCAGTTTCTGTTGTATGTCTGGGTCTTCACTAAACACGCTCCATATCAATAAAATCACTGGGGCACTTACGAGAATGAGGACAAACTCGTCTTTCCATCCCTTGTCGTTTGATTGCCTTACAGCTGCTTGATACTCAATTTCACCATTAGCCATTTTCTGTGCGTGCAACATTGCAGCATCTGACTCGAGCATTTTGCGCTGTTGCCTGTTTTTCATTATGTGCGTGCCTGCACCGATTGCTAATTTTACAACGTCTAATATCATAGGTTTTCCGCCTTCCATTTTTGCACATCAAACGATGGGCATTCTTTTTCACTTATTTCATTGTGTCCGATAATTTTTGCCTCCGGATACATTTCAGATAATTTTTTAATTTCCATAATCAATGCTACCCACTGGTGTGGAGTAAAATTATTTTCAGCAGAATTATCTTCAGCCATTCCACCCACCATGCACACACCAACACTCTTAGAATTGTATCCTGCTGCGTGTGCGCCAGAATCACGAACATCGCGACCATCTTCTACTTCTCCATTTCTTTTTATAACTTTGTGATAGCCAATATCACGCCATCCTCTTTCATTAACATGCCAATTTCTAATTGTTTCTGCATCGACATCCATGCTCGGCTTGGTGGCCGAGCAATGGATAACAATATATTCTGTGCTCGCTCTAGCTTCCATTACGCTACTAGTGCAATAACTATAATTACAACAACCGCTGCAATGGCAATTTTTTTCTTTTTATCTAGTGCCATCACCCAGTCTTTTACTGCATTTAATTTATCCATATAACCTCCTGGTTAATAATTGTTAAAATAAGAACGACCGGGCACAGCGCTAAAACCTGCTCTGTCTCTGTCTTCTTGTCGCGCTCTTTCAAACTCCTCATCATAAACTGCTTTTAACAAAGGAACTTTATCAGGCGCTTTTTTCATCGCCAAATAATAGGCCATTCCAGCAGTTAAACAAGGTAAAAATCTAAAAGGCACGTTTGCGTTATTAGATGGTGCATCTATGTCATCTAATCTTTTTAAAAAATAATATCTTACAGTGTACGTTGATAAATCAGGTGTTGGATATAAAAACAAAGTTGGTGTTGTTGTTCTTTCAAAATAAAACTGTGAAGGTTTTCCTTCTGATGATTTATTGGGCAACATGTGATAGTCTGCTCTACTAATTCTTGTTAACGTTGTATCTGTGTTGTTTGAATCGCGTAGAGAAACTTCTAACACATCTATAATGTTAGTGTCCAAATCATAATCATTATCGCTAGCTGTCGTTGATTGAGTTCCAAGAGATACGGTCCATAAATTTAATCCTCTATTGGCCCACTCTGACATGAGCAAATTCATACTGCGCACGGCTGTACGTAAATCTTTACCGCTTATTTCTTGTAGACCACATCTTTCATAGGCCTCTTGAATAACTTCAGCGGCTTCCAGATTAAAGTCTGTAGATCCCGATACAGCCATGTGCTACCTCTTAATAGTTTTTGATAAACTCTGCTATGCAGGTAAAGCTGTTTCCAGAATCAGCCGCTGCTGCCACAACGAAGTTTACGTCATTTTCGTTAGAGTTAGAACTAGTGTTTGCTGGTATGCCACCAAACTCTCTAAAGTCCCAATAACCAGAGTCAATTAAAGTTATGATTGGAATGTCTCCATCCGAATCTTCATAATCTAAACGAGCAAAAGCGTCACCGCCATCACCGTTTGCACACGACCACCATACTCTTTGTAAAGATAAAGTGCTAACAGAATTACCACGTTCGTCCTTTGCAAGGGCCGATACGTCACCAAATACAGTTGTGCCACCTGTTCCATCAGATTGTACAACTATCTTGATTGTAACTCGTTTGTCGTTTTGTTGTAGGATTGTTGGTCCTGTTACTGTGTCTGCCATGTTCCCTCCTTAATCAAGAACATGTGGGCCCGAAGGCCCACATTAATTATTATTGGTCTGCAAATGCAGGTACGTCTGCGCCTTCTGCGTAACCCCAAATGTAGTAATTGGTGCTATCTTTAGCAACAATGTTAATCTCAAACAAACCACTGTCTGTAAGAGTTAACTGTGAGTTAGAGTTTCCGTCAGCG